GCCGACGCCTTCAACCTCGCCATCCACGCCCGGTCACGCGCTCGACGCCGGGTCCGAAGCTTCGGAGCTGCTGCGTGACGTACCTACTTCTTGGGGACTGGCGTGAAGGGTCGACTGTTGAACGGCCGGATATCGGACGATGGGTTCAGGACCCTGTCGAATACATCCGGCAGGTCGTCGTAGCTCAGCTGCCCGCCGGGTGTCCAGATGCCGATGACGTGGCCGTTGACGAGGACCTTCGTGGGCTTGGTCAGCCGAGCGTAGGCCTTCCGGAACTCCGTGCTGCTCAGTACATCCATGCGCACGATTGTACAAGGTTGCGCACATGAGCGAGTGGGACGGCACGTCGTGGGCCGGCACCCCCGCCAGTCAGATCGCCATCCGCGAACCGCTGGGCGTCACACGCCTGCCGCTGAAAGCCGTGACCGGCCCCGGCGTAGCGGCGTACGCCAACGACTACCCGCTGTCGACCCTCGGCAACTCGCCCCAGGACAAGTGCGCGGCCTACCTCAAGGCGTACAAGTGCGGCTGGTTCTACAAGGCCGAGTCCAAGATCTCGGGTGACCTCTCGACGCTGCCGTGGACGGTGACCGACGGGGACATCGAGTCCGACGACCCCAGAGAGACGGAGATCGGGCGGCCGGACCTCGACGTTCCCATCGAGCAGCTGAACCCGATCGAGCAGTTCATGCGCCTCATGGAGCGGCCCAACCCCCGTCAGACGGGCCGACAGCTCCGCCAGAAGACGTTCATCCGCCGGGACATGGCGGGCGTGGCGTTCTGGTACCTCGAAGCGGCCTCGCAGTCGAGTCCGATCACTGCCATCTACGGCATCTCCCCGTCCCGGTTGTGGCCGGCCTACGACTCGCGCAAGCAGCTCATGGGCTGGGTGCTCGACTACAACCAACCCGGCGGAGGGACGCCGTTCGAGACGTGGGAGATCGTGCCGTTCTCCAACGCCTCGGCCGACGACGACGACATCTTCGGCATCGGCGCGGTGGAGGCGGTCTACGCCGAACTCCCCTTGACCGACCTGCTGACCAAGCACACCGCCGACCTCCTGTCGACCGGAGGCAGGCTGGCGGGCATGCTGTGGCCCAAGGAACGCAGCCTCAACGAGGACGAGTTCACGGACGCGCAGCGGGCGTGGCGCAACGTCGTGTCGGACCCTGCCTCTGCCCGCAGGCTGCTGCTGTTCCCGGAGCCGATGGAGTGGACTGCGGGAGCTAGCACCCCGGCCGAGATCGGCATCCCCGAGCTCGCCGCGCTCAACCGCGACAACATCCTCACGGCGTTCCCCATCGCGCCCGAGATCCTCGGCGTGCCCATGCCAGCGGGGCTGAACGCGTCCGGTGCCACCCGCCGGGAGCTGTACGACTTCTACTGGTCGGACACCATCGGTCCGCGCGCGGCGTCGTTCGACGAGATCGTGCAGACCACCATCATCAGCCGCTACGAGGCGCTGATGGGCCAGACGTTCCGCTTCGAGACCGAGCTGCCCCAACTCGACGACGCGTCGTCGCTGCTGGAGAAGGCGGGGGCGTTCCGCTCCCTCGTGAGTATCGGCTTCGACCCCAAGGACACCATCAAGGCGGTCGGTCTCGACCATATCAAGTGGACCGCGCTGCCAGCGCAGCTCGACCCGAACAAGCCGCCCGAACCCCCGCAACTGCCCACAGGCAATCAGCAGATCCCCGCGACCTCGGCGTCGGTGACCGACGACACGCGCGACAACTCCAGCGTCAGCCAGGTGGTGTCCAAGGCGACCAAGAGCCGCGAGACCATCGCCGACATGTCGAAGGGCCGCGTGCAGTCGTTCCTGCACGACCAGCGCGAGCGGCTGTCCGAGCGGATCCGTCAGACCTTCCCAGCGAACCGCAAGGGCCAGGACACCAAGGCGCTGCGCATCGCCGCGGTCAAGGCGCCGGACTGGTTCGACAAGGCCGAGGAGGACCGCATCCTGCGCCAGGCGCTGTACGGGCTGTACCTCGACGCCTCTCGGGGCTCGCTCCAAGTGGTGGCCGACCTGCTCAATCGGATCATCCCCAACAAGGCCGTCGACCGCGTGGTCGCGGACATCGCCGACTACGGCGGGGAGCGCATCGTCGACATCAACGAGGGGACCAAAGGCGCGCTGACCGATCTGCTCACGGTCGGCACCGAGCGCGGCTACAGCATCCCGCAGCTCATCGACGGGGTGCCCGACGAGGGCTTCGCGGGGGTCAAGGGCGTGACCCTCGACAACGGCGTGCCGGCGTTCGGCGACGCTCGGGCCGAGACGATCGCGCGCACCGAGACGGCACTGTCGTACAACCGCGCGGCGCTCGACGCGTACAAGGAGTTCAGCGTCAGTCATGTCATCGCCTACGACGGCGACGGCGACGAGGTGTGTGCCGAGCGCAACGGCAAGGAGTTTACCGTCGAGGAGGCGTTCGGCATCGAGGACCACCCCAACGGCACCCTCGACTGGGCGCCGGTCGTCGACAAGGCCGCGCACTTCGACGAGGAGCGCACCGTCAAGGCCATGACCGAGCTGGCGCGCTATATGCAGCCAGTCATCAAGGCCGACAGCGTGCAGATGCCGCTCACGCTCGACCCAGTGCCGTTCACCGACGCGCTCAAGGAGCAGACGGCGCTGACCGTAGAGGCCATCGGCAAGCTACCGGCGCCGGTGGTCAACGTGCCCGAGGCCCAGATCATCGTCACTCCAGCCAAGGCGCAGGGCACCCAGGACGTGCGCATCGTCGACGACATCTCACCGCCCAAGGCCAAGCGCGTGGTCCGCGGGGCGCCGTCCAAGCAGTACCCGGCGGGACCGATCGAAGGAGTCGTGGACGTCAAATGAGGTTCATCCCCAAGCAACGCTCGCAGTGCGCCAAGTGCGACCGACCGATCGTCGAGCGCAAGCGCAAGCCATGCCCCGACTGCGGCTCGCTCAACCGCGTCATCGCCCGCTCCGCCGACGACGCCGTCGGCGCCAACGACAAGCTGTAAGGAGACACAGTGCGTCTGATCGTTCCCCGCGTCGAGGTCGCCCAGCGCTTCGACGACGGCGCCCTGCTCACGCTGCTGCGAGGCCCCAGGGTGGCCGACCGCATCCGGCTTGGTCCCAACGAGGTCCACGCGCTCGTCATCCACGAAGACGGCTCATGGGACGACGCGGGCATCAGCCACAACCTCATCACCACCGCCAACGACGGGGGTAGGGACCAGGTCTCGGCGATGCTCGGCGGTAAGCTCGGCTTCGGCGTGTCGGGCACCATCGCCACGGCCACCTCGGCGACTTCGCTGACGGCCACGGCCACACCGTTCGTGACGTCGGCCTACATCGGCTGCGTCGTGCTGGCCGAGGAGTCGACCAACGCGCCGGTCCACGGCACGATCATCTCGAATACGACGTCGGTGCTGACGATCGACGCGTGGCGCAACGGCGACGACTCGGCCGGCAACACGCCCGCCGCCACGGCCAACTACCACATCCTCGCGGGCAACGCCCCGGCCCGTTACATCGCACTGACCGAGAACGCCGGTGCGGCTAACGCTGCGGACACGGCGCTGACCGGTGAGATCACGACCGGCGGTTGCGGGCGAGCGCTGGGCCTGTACGCGCACACCCTCGGCGCGGCGACGTTCACGCTGACCAAGACATTCAGCGTGACCGCCACCTTCGCGGCCATCCACAAGGCCGGCCTGTTCCAGGTGTCCACGGCTTCGTCGTCGCTGCTCAGCTTCGAGACGGTGCTCAACGCCGACGCCTCGGTCGTGAACGGCGATTCGCTGGCGCTGACCTGGACCATCACCATCAGCTAGGAGGGCGTCATGCGTCCCATCCTCATCGCGCTCGCAGCGCTGGTGCTGCTCGGAGCCAAGCCGGCATGGGCCGGACCGACGGACCCGTATCTCACGCTCGATACGCCGCCGCCATACCACTACGCCGGCACCATCGTGGTCACGACGCACGGCGACATCCGCCACGAGTCGCGCCTGCAGATGTTCTGCTATCAGGGCACCGACCTCGTGTACATCGAATCCATCGACGCGTCGGTGACGGAGACGGCGTACACGCTCCACTTCGGCTTGGGACGGCCCGGCGATACGTGGGCCGGTGGTGCGGCGGATTGCCAGATCCGCTTCGGACGCGTCGGCCACGTCGGTAACTCGTACGACCCGTACACGGTCATCGACATCCACGTCGAGGCGTAGATGGCGGTCGTCGCCGTCGTCGGGTTCGAGGGCCAGTCGCGCTTCGCCGACAGCACGCCATCAGGGACCGGCGGCACGATCATCACGCTCAGCGGTACGGCGAGCTACAGCACGTCGACGTTCCGGACCGGTGCAGCGGCACTCCGTTGCAACCCCGCATCCGGGGCCAGCGGCAACGCGCAGATCACTACTAACACCTTCAAGTATTGCCATTTCGCCATCAATGTCGCCACGTTGCCGAGCGTCGATCGGGTCGTCGCAGGACAGATCACGGCAGGCCAGATCCACGCCAAGTTGACCAGCACGGGTGCCATCGCCGTCTACCTCAATACGACGCTCATCGGAACGTCGACAACGACGCTGACCACGGGGACGTGGTATTGGATCGGCCTTCGCTACGAGACCGGCACCAGCGTCGTGTTCCTCCAGATCAATGGCACCGATGAAGTCACGGGTACGGCGACAGTCACGGCCACGGATGGGGGCGTCGGCTTTCGAGGGACCGAGGCCAGTGCGGTCGACGCCTATTTCGACGACATCATCTTCGACGGTGCCGGGTTCATCTCCAACGGCAAGGTCAACCTCGCCGTACCGATCAGCGACAACGCCCGTGCCACGCTGTGGACCGGCGGTGTCGGTGGTACGACCAACCTGTTCGATGCCGTCAACAACACGCCGCCCATCGGCACCGCGACCGAGACGGACCTGACGCAGATCGAGCACGCAGGCGGGGCAGCGGGGACGACCGATGCGTACGACGCGAACATGACGACGTACACCAACCTCGGTATCCAGGCCGGGGACACGGTGCTCGCCATCCAGTACGCCATCAGCCACGGCGAAGATGTCGCCACCGGCACCAAGCTGCTCAACTTCTCGCTTGTGTCGAACCCGACGCAGGCATCGGGCCTCGCCAACTTCTCCGCTGGGGCCGACGTCGGGGCGCTCGGCACCTACTCGACCAACTGGACCACGACGGTCAATACCATTATCACCAGTCCGTCGGTCACCCTCGGCACGTCGCCCGTCATGCGCGTCGTCCGACCCGAGACGGCGAGCCGCGTCGCGTCGGTCTGCTTCATGGGCATGAACGTGGCGTGGACACCGGGTGCCGCCGCCGAGCAGGTGCCCTACGTCAACCCCATGCCCCAGCTTCTAGCGCAGTAGCGGAGACGACGTGTCGGACCAGGTCTACACGGTCACCATGGAGAACCAGACGATCGTCGCGGACGCGTCGCTCATCTGCGTCCGCGCCGCCACGGCGTGGAGCTCGCGCGGCTCGCTGCTCGAGGTGCTGCGGGTCACGGTCAGCCAGTCGGGCACGTCCACGTCCCAGCAGCTCGGCGTCATCTTGGGGCAGAAGGCGTCGGCGTTCGGTACGTTCACCAGCACCACCCCCGCCCCGACGTCGATCGGTTCGGTCGCTTCGGCCATCACCGGCTCGACCTCGGTCGCCGCCGCGAGCGCCGGCACGGATGCGTCGGCCGAGGGTGCCGGGACGGTCACGACGACCGTGTCCGATTCGTTCAACAACCTCAACGGCTATCTGTGGGTGCCGACGCCCGAGGAGCGCATCTGGATCGGCCCCGACCTCGCGTTCATCGTGAAGATCCGGGGTACTCCGACGACCCTGATCGGCTGGCATGCCGTGTTGTGGTTCAAGGAGATCAACTGATGCCGAACTTCACGGCCGCCGACGGCGCGATCGTGGCCGATGGCGACAAGCTGATCCTGACCCTGGCCAAGGGCTCGGAGGCGACGAACGACTACTCGACCCGCGAGGTCAAGGGCAAGGTCCGGGCGTACGAACACGTCGACCGCGTCCTCGATGACGACGGTTACGCCGTCGACAAGGTCGTGACCGTCGTCTGGGAGATCGGCACCGGCGACCCGCGCTACCCGGCCATCGGCTTCCGTCCGGAGAACGTCCTCAGCGCGAAGAAGTAGATCGTGGCACGCGGCCTGTTCCGCCATCCGCCCAACCCGCAGCAGCCATATCCGAAGCAGATCGAGTCTGGCCCGGCGGTCCTCGAACGGACCGCCGACGATAGCATCTCGTTCTCGGACTCCGTCACCAGGACGGGGACGTTCGGAAGGACAGCCTCCGACAGCGTCACTGCCTCGGACTCGGTAGCCCGCATCGGGACGTTCCTACGGATCCTTAGCGACTCGGTCGGGTTCTCCGACGCCGTAAGCCGGGTCCTGACGCTGGTCCGCACGGCCACCGACAGCGTCAGCGTCGGCAATACCGTCTCGCGCGTCGGCACCTTCCTGCGGACCGCGGCCGACAGCGTCACGTTCAGCGACTCGGTCAGCCGGGTCGGGACGTTCCTCCGCTCCGTCTCCGACGCGGTGTCGTTCTCCGACTCCGTGGCGGGGCTCAAAGTCACCGTCCGCTCGGTCGCCGACTCGATCACCGTCTCGGACAACCTGAGCCGGACGGGCACGTTCCTGCGGACGGCCGCGGACTCCGTTGGGCTGGCCGACAGCCTGACGCGCACGGGGACGTTCCTCCGCACGCTGGCGGACTCCGTCACGGCCTCGGATTCCGTGACCCGAGCGGGCACCTTCCTGCGGACGCTCGCGGACAGCGTGACGCTGGGCAACACCGTCAGCCGAACGGGCACGTTCGTCCGGGCGGTGTCCGATTCGGTCGGCCTCAGCGATGCGCTGACGCGGGTCGGGACGTTCCTGCGCAGCCTCACCGATAGCGTCACCTTCTCGGACGCCGTCGACGCGCAGAAGTCGGGCGTCGTAAGCCGGACTGCCGACGACTCCATCAGCTTCTCCGATGCCGTAGTCAGGGTCGGCACGTTCGTCCGCACCGCGACGGACTCCGTCTCCCTGTCGGACGCCGTCACGCGGGTCATCACCAAGGTCCGCACCCTCGCGGACAGCGTCTCGTTCTCGGACAGCGTCAGCCGCGTCCTGACCCTGCCGCGCACCGTCTCGGACTCGGTCACCCTCACCGACAGTCTCAGCGCCACGATCAACGGCCAGCCGGTGGTCGACCGGGGCGGGCGCGGCGGGCGGGTCGAGCCGCAAGTCGGCATCCGGCGCGGGAACCGGCGCTACACGGTGCTGCTCGACGAGACCGAGCCGTATCTCATCGACGACGAGGAAGCGATCCTCGCCCTGCTACTGGCGGATGACTGATGACCGCTGCTCTCGCCAGCGCTTCCGCTGATTGCATCGCTGGCACATCGTTTGGAGGTTATCGGGCGTATTCGTACCGCCACGGAATAGACCAACGATGTGGTCAATGCCCCGACCTCGACCGCACTCGACACAGACGGGCTGTCGGTCCCACAGGGCGAGGATGTCGGCGTAGGTAAGAACGCCGACGCTCTGCCATTGGCTGGCGCGCCTGTTCGCGGATCGAGCCGCGGCGCTTGCGCTCAGACGCCGGAGTGTCTCAGGTCGACGCAGCTGCTCATGCTCGCGGCGACAGGCCATCGAGCAGTAGCGGCGTCCCGTGTCGTAGTTCCATCGCTCGAATATCGAGCCGCATTGCGGGCAGCTCATCGTTTCGACTGCCTCGTGGCCGTGCCGCCTTCCCATCGCCGCAGCACACGCGCGCGAACAGAACTTTCCGTGACCGGCGTTGTGACGTTCCTTCCGAACGGCCTTTGAGCACCAGGCGCACCTGAACTCGACGTAGGTCACGGCTCGCGCACCGGGTTCGCCACGTCGGGGCCAAGGCATATGTCAGGAGACCTCAAATGGCTGCATGGTCCTCAGCACTGATTGCTAGTTTACCCAACAGCGCGTTCGCGTGCGTCGACAAGTCGGGCCGTCATTACCCCCACCACGACGCAGCGGGCAAGCTCGACCTGCCCCACCTGCGCAACGCCCTGTCGCGCCTGGCGCAGGACGACACCACGTCGTGCGGTGCCGCGCACCTGCGCGCCCATGCCAAGTCGGCGGGAGTCGGCCAGAAGGAGGCGGATCCGATGAAGGCCGAGCGACTGACCACGACCAAGTGGCGCGTGCTGGCGATCCCGTTCGGCGGGCCGCTCAAGGGCGGCAAGGACCTCGACGGCGAGTTCTTCTCGCCCAACACCGACATCAAGGCCGACTGGTTCGACCGCCGCCCGGTCATCTTCCACCACGCCCAGGACGAGACGCTCAAGGACGAGACGCTGGGCACCGAGGACGACCTCGAGCAGGCCAAGGACGGCTGGTGGGCGACCCTCTGGCTGGACCGCGCCAACCAGTACTGGGAACGCATCAACAAGCTCCTCGCGGCGGGCAAGATGTACGGCTCGTCCGGAGCCCTTGGCCACCTCGTGCGCAAGGACCACAAGTCGGGCGAAATCCTCGTCTGGCCGCACATCGAACAGACCCTCACCCCGACCCCTGCCAACCCGTTCGCGCGGGTGGTGCCGGTCAAGGCGCTCGACCACTTCTCCTCTGTCGGCATCGAGCTCGATCCGGCCATGCTGGACGTGCTCTCCGAACCCGACGCGACTGACCTGGGTCCCGACCTGCCGGAAGGTGGCGACGACTCGGCGATGGAACGCATCCGGGTAGCCCGTCAACAACTCGCCGAGCTGCAGGCGCGGCTCGTCGAATAAGAGCCCGCCGCGCTCACGGGCGGAGGACTCATGTTCCCTTGGATACGAATCCCGAAGTCGAGGCCCTGAAGGCCGAGATCAAGAGTCTCGCGACCGAGCTCAAGGACAAGACGGACATCCCGCTCGACCGCATCGAAGCGATCGAGGCCGAGATCGCCACCAAGTCCGAGCGCATCGACGAGATCATCGAGCAGAAGCGCGCCGAGGACGTCGATAAGAAGCTCGCCGACCTCGACGCCAAGATGAACGCATTCACCCGGACGTCGGCGTCGACCAAGGCGCAGGCGATCCTGGCCGGCGTCCAGCAGCCCCCACCCGCCGTCAAGAGCGTCGGGCGCTTCTCCGAGACGAACTTCCTGTCGGCCCTCGTCGAACGCAAGAACGGCGACCCCGACGCGCAGGAGTTCGTCAAGGCGGTGCTCGGCACGTCGGTCGCCACCGGCCTCGCCGTGGTGCCCAACAACTTCGTCGCATCGCTCGTCGAGCAGATCGCGGCGGGCAACATCTATCGCCAGATCTTCAACGTGACGGCAGGCGTGTCGGGCTCCGGCGTGGACATCCCCTACGAGATCACCGCCGTCACCGCGGCGCTCCTCCAGGGTGCCTACGGCTCGAACAAGGACGTCCGTGACTTCAGCTTCGCGCGGGCCACGGCGACCCTCTACGAGATCGCCCAGATCGCCGACGTCGGCAACCAGCTGCTGCGCCAGTCCAACGGCGCGGCCGAGGCGTCGGCTCGCCGCCGGCTGGGTCGCTCGATCGCCATCGCCGAGGCGCAGTTCATCACCAACGGCACGGGCTCGTCCCAGCCGCTGGGATTCTTCCAGGCGTTCCTCGCGTACGGCGACCCGGCGGGCTTCAAGACGACCCTGTCGTCCGAATCCCGCGCGGCGGCCCTTGGCCGCGGCATCGGTGCGCTCGAGGCGCGCGGCATCCTGTCGGACAACCTCGTCATCGTGATGGGGCCGACCGACTACTGGGAGCTGTCGACCGAGACGCTCGGCTCGTCGGGCTCCGGCGGCTGGGTCATCGACCCGGCCACGGGCGCGGCGGCCAATCCGCCGGTCGGCTCGGTGTGGGGCGTGCCCGTGCGGCGCGATCCGCAGTGGCCGTCGGCGCAGGCCGGCACGGCGCTCATCATCGACACCTCGGACGTGGACATCTACACGGGCCAGGAATACCGCATCGACGTCTCGTCGGAGGCGGGCAACCGGTTCGACCAGAACATCACGGCCTTCCGCGCGGAGGAGGAGTTCGCCTTCAACGCCGAGCCGTACGTTCGGACGGGTCGAGTCCAGAAGGTCCTGGGCCTGTAAGCCCACAGGGGCGGGCTCCGCTCGCCCCACCCCATTACATGGGCTCCCGGCCGTTCTGAGCGCGCGGCCGGGAGTTCCCCGACAGCGCTCACATACACGGAGGCGCTCAGCCGTGTCCTACACCTTCACCGACGTCCAGACACCGCACGGACGACCCGCTCGGTTCAAGTGCCGCGACGGCACGTCTGACCTCGCCACCGTCGGGGCATCCAACCGGCTGTGGGGCAACCTCGTTGACGAGTACCAGATCCCCGAGGGCCTGACCGGCTTCGGCCTCGATGTCGGGGCGCACATCGGCTCGGTCACCGTGCCGCTGCTCCTCGACAACCCCGAGTTGTGGGTGGTCGCCCTCGAGGCCGTCCCCGACAACGTGGCGCTGTTGCGCGAGAACCTCGCGCTCAACGGCGTCGAGGGACGCACCACGATCCTTGCCGGCGCGGCCTGGCCGGGCAAGGGCAGCATCGACGTGGAGTACGGCTACACCGGCTCCGAGCTCGCCGAGACGCACGCCTACATCGGCTCGGTGACGCCGTGGCTCGACGCGCCGGGCGACAAGCAAGTCGTCACGGTGCCGCGCTACACGCTCGCCGGCGTGCTCACGGCGACCGCGGGCAAGGGCTTCGTCTGGGTCAAAGCCGACTGCGAGGGCTGCGAGCACCTCTTCTTCCGGGGAGCGGGGCTGCGCAAGCTCGGCACCATCGTCGGAGAGTGGCACCAGCGTGACGGGACGCCAGAGGCCTTCGCCGCTCGGCTGTCAAAGACGCATCACGTGACCTGGAGCGAGGGCATCGGCGGCGGGCCATTCCGGGCGGTGCGGCGATGACGCCGTTCGACCTGCTGACCATCATCGTCGCCGTCAACTCGATCTCCATCATCCTGCTGGGTCTGACACTTCTGCGGTATTGGCGATGACGCAGCGGGTGCTGATCCTCGCTAGTCACGCCGTGGCCGAATACGACGACACGCGCATGTTCCACGACCTGGGCTACGACGTGTTCACACCGGGAGGCTACGAAGATCCCCGACAGGGCACGGAGGGGATTCGCCCCCCACTCCCCTCCGTGCCGTTCCACGCCGACCTCGCCCAGCGCTGCCGGGAGCAGCGCGAGGCGTTCGGCGAGCCCGGCTATCACATCGACTGGGCCAAGGCGCGTCTCCACGACGACGTCATCGACTGGGCCGATGTCATCATCGTCCACCACTTCCCCAAGGTGTGGATCGCCGAGCAGTGGGAGCGCATCCGCCACAAGCGCGTGGTGTGGCGGACGTGCGGCCAATCGGACCCCGCCACCGAGGCGGTCATGGCCGACCTCGACGGCCTCCAGATCGTGCGCTACTCCCCGAAGGAGCGCGCGGCGTTCGAGCGAGTGGGCTGCTTCGCGGGCGAGACGGCGCTGATCCGCTTCGGCAAGTACCCCGACGACTACGGGCCGTACATCGGTGACTGGGCCGTTATCGGCAACGTCACCCAGGACATGGTCGCGCGCGGCGACTCGACCGGCTTGGGGTTCTGGCGGAAGTTCACCGACCCGTTCCCCGCCATGCCCGCGGGCAAGGGCTCCGAGGCGTTGCCGGGTGGGATCGGGGCGCTGTCGTATCCCGACATGCTGGACTACCTGCGCCACATTCGGACGTACTTCTACACAGGCACCATCCCGGCGTCCTACACGCTCGGCCTCATCGAGGCGATGTTGTCGGGCGTGCCGGTGGTCGCCATCGGCCTCAAGACGGACTCGCTGGACCACCAGTGGCTTCACACCATCTCTGAGGCACACGACATCGTCAATCCGGGGTTGATGCTGTACGACATCCCGCTCGCGGCCTATCTCGAGAACCGCGAGTACGCGGCAATGCGAGGTGCCGAACAGCGCGCCAAGGCCATCGAGCTATTCGGCATCGAGACCGTCGGCGCGCAGTGGGTGGACTTTCTGGGATCGACAGCATGACCACGCTGCTGGCGGACTTTCACCACGATTGCCTATTCGAGAGCCTCGGCCTCCTCGCCGATCGACTCGGCTGGACGCTGTACCGGCCGATGGGCATGGAGTGGTTCGACGAGGGCTACTGGAACTTCGAACGGGCGTGGCACGGCGACGCGGTAGCCAAGCAATACCTCGAACCGTGGGGCTCGGACGCCGACGGGCGGCGGCTCAACACCTTCCACCAGCGGTATCAGAACCTACTCACTCTCGATGAGGCACGGCAGGACCCGCCCGACGTCGTCATGGCATCGGTGGCCCACAACCACGAGGGGCTGGCCCGCTTCGCGCGCGAGGTCGGGGCCAAGTTCGGGCTCCATCTCGGCAACGTGCGCTTCTCGCCGATCGACATGGCCGAGGACCGCTGGGACCTCGCCGACTTCGGCATCGTCACCAGCATCCTGCCGGGACCCGTATCGGTGCCCCACGTCGTGGTCCACCAGGAGTTCAGCCTGCAGGACTTCCGGCATGAACCACCGCCTGCCGACTTCCGGGTGTCGTCGTTCGTCAACTGTTTCCCGGAGAACTTCGACGCGTACTCGGGCTGGAAGGCCGTGGCCTCGCAGCGGCCCGACTACGACTGGCGGGTGTACGGCGCGTACGGCTCGGTGCCCGAGGACGAATGGGCGGCGGGCAACCTGAACCGCTGCGCTGCGGTGGGCGACGCGATGCGCGCGGCGTCGGTGGCGTGGCACACCAAGCAGTGGTCCGACGGCTTCGGCCACGTAGTCCACAACTGGGCGGCGGTCGGCCGGCCGCTGGTGGGCCACGAGTGGTATTACCGCTCCCAGCTCGCCGGGCCGCTGTGGCAGGAGGGCGTCACGTCGTTCGACATCACCGACAAGCCGGTTGACGACGTGGTGGCGCTGATCGATCGGCTGCATGGGGATTCTGACCTCGTGGCCCGGATGTCCGAGGCGATGGCCGCGCGATTCCGGGAGGTTGTGGACTTCGACCAGGAGGAGGAGCAGATCCGGCGCATGTTCGAGACGGTCCTGCCCTGATGCGCCTGCTGCTCTTTTCGCACTGGTCTCACACAGGCTTCGGCACGGTCACCCTGGAGCTCGGCTCGCGCTTCGTGGCACTTGGCATCGACCTGCGCGTGCTGGCCGTCAACCACCGCGGCGAGCCAATCAAGGGACCGCTCGCCGGGCGCATGTGGCCAGCCAACATCAACGGCGACGCGTTCGGCGGCAACATCTCGGCCGAGGCCATCGACGGCACGTTCTGGACGACGTTCGACCCCGACGACCACTGGCAGCCGGACGTCGTGCTGGTGGTGTCCGACGTGTCGGGCCTGCTGGCGCACATGGGCCGACTGACCGAGGCGCGCCACGACGTCTGGAAGAACGCGCGGGTCTACCACTACGTCCCGATCGAGGGCGACAACCTGCCGCCGATGTGGCGCCAGTTGTGGGACCTCATCGAGCCCGTGGCGATGTCGGACTACGGCGCGCGCATCATCGGCGAGCACATCGGCCGACCCGTTTCCCGCATCTACCACGGCGTCGACACCGATGTGTTCTACCCCGTCTCGCCGGGGCGGCCGATCCGGGTCCGTGGCAACACGTTGCGGTCCAAGGAGGACTGCAAGCTGCTGTTCGAGCGCGACCCCAAGCGGATGTTGCTGCTGCGCGCCGACCGCAACGCGATGCGCAAGTTCTACCCCAAGACGTTCGAGGCGTTCGCGCTCATCGCACAGCGCAAACCCGATGTCGACCTCGTGATGCACTGCCGGCCGATCGACCCCGGAGCGGACGGACCGGACCTCATTCAGGAGCTGCTGCGCTACCCCGCCTTCATCCGCCAGCGGGTGTCCTGGACGCTCGGCCACGACACCTACGTCGGCTTCTCGCGACCCGAGCTCAACGCGCTGTACAACGCGGCCGACGTCTACTTCTCGACCACCGGCGGGGAGGGCTTCGGCCTGACCCTCGCCGAATCGCTGGCGGCGGGCACTCCCGTCGTGGTGACCGACTGGGCGGCCGACGCCGAGACCGTCGGCGATGGCGGCATCCTCGTGCCGCCGCTGCACGACACCTACGGCCAGCCGGTGCGCTTCCACCACCAGACCTACGGCATGGACTTCGGCGTCCCGGACGCGCGGGGGTTCGTCCAGCCGACGCTCGACCTGCTGGCCAACCGCAAGGCGCGGCGGGACCTCGGTGCGGCGGGACGACTGCACGTGAAGCGCTCGTTCGACTGGGACGTCGCCGCGAGCCAGTTCGTCGACCTGTTCAGCCAAGCCTCGGAGGCCGCCGCCTGATGCCACCGCTGCCCACCGTCGCGGATCTCAAGACGTACCTCGGCATCACCGGGACGCAGGACGACGCCCTGCTGGCGCAGACGATCGTCGACGCGGTGGGCAAGGCCGAGCGCGATACCGGGCGCACGTTCGCGGCCGCCTCGAACGTCACCACGCGCTATTCCACGGACGGGCAGTCGAGCCTCATCATCCACGACCGCCCATACGCTGACCCGTCCCGGACGGTGCAGCTGGGCGGCGCGTCGATGACCGAGGGCACGGGCGTGTGGTTCCTGCCCGACCGGCGCGACCAGAACATCACGGCCACCATCCAACTCAGGTACTACGACCGCTCGCGGGTCGACTGGTACAAGGCCGACCCCCAGTGGTTCGACAAGAACCTCGACAACCCGCGCTACTTCTCGGGCACGCCCAACGACCTCGTCATCGCGGGCATCGGCGGCATGCCGTTCCCGCACAACGACGTGGTCGGCGCCATCCGCCTGCTCGAGGCATGGCTGTACTGGAACGCCAAGTCCGGCGCGTCGGGCGTGGTCCAGCTGCCGACCGGCGAATCGCTCGACCTCGAGGCCGAGCCACCGCGCTACCAGGAGTTCGTGCGCAACTGGCGCATCCGCACCGCCGTGGCCTCGCCGTGAGCAGCCTCAAGGGCAAGCGTCAGTTGCAGGCGCGCCTCAAGGCCATCGGCCAGACGCGCACGCTGCTCCAGCAGCTGCAGCTGGAGACGATCGCCGAGGCCAAGCGGCTCGTCCCGCGCAAGACGGGCCACCTCGGACGGAGCATCCTGCCCGGCCGGGTGTCGCGCGACAGCGCGGTGGTGGAGGCGCGCACCACCTACGCCGCCGCGGTGGAGTTCGGCACCAAGCGCCACGTCATCGTGCCAAGGCACGCGCGCGTGCTGGCGTGGCCAGCGTCGGAGGGCGGCCGGCGGCTGTCCGGCCGTGCCCGGACGAGGGACGGCAAGCCGACCGGTCCCACGGCGTTCGCCACCAAGGTCAACCACCCCGGTACCAAGGCGCAGCCGTATCTCATCCCCGCCGCCGAGAAGGCGCTGCGCGGTCATGGCTTCCGCGACCTCATCATCAAGCGCTGGAACTCGGCCGCGTGACCACCACCTTCCGGCAGGACATCACCAACCAGCTGGTCGTCGCCATCGACGCGTTCATCAGCGCCAACCCGACGCTGCTGCGGCGCTCCGAGGTCGTCCGCCCGCCGTCGGTCGTGGGCGATCTGCCGCTCGCCTTCGTGGACGGGCGCCAGGAACAGATCAGCTTCTCCTCGGGCATCCGTGAGCGGGTCATGACGCCGTCGGTCGTGGTCGTCTCGCCGCTCGCCGACAACGCCGAGACGATTCAGCGCCACGACGTCCTCGTGGACGCGCTGGTCGACCACTTCACGGCCTACGCGCAGCTCGCCACCAACACGGTCTGGGACCGCATGGCGATCAGCGACGAGGACTACACCGTGGACTCGGCCGACGGCACGGTCCGCCACTTCTTCGCCACGAGGTTCACGTTCAACAACGTGTCCATCATGGAAGGCCGGAACTGATGCGCTCACCACTCAGACCGCTGCGATACAGCGGATAGCGGAGGTCTCTAGAGGTGAGTGTTTCAGGTCTGCAACGGTTCCGACGGCACCTGATTGGGTTCCAGGCGTCGTTCACGTCGAACGTGCCGGCGACCAAGGTGCTGCCCTATCGCGGGGCCATCGAGATCGACCCGCAGCTGACCGACCCCGATGTCGACGTCGGCTCGCTCGACCCGATCCTCGCACCGTTCCCGGGACCCGCCAGCTACACCGGCACATGGGAGGGCAAGCTCGCCTACAATGACGCGCCCGACCTGTGGGCGGGCCTGCTCAAGGGCGGCGTGGCGCCAACCGGGGCGACGGCCAAGACGCATACGTTCCAGGCCGCGTCCTTGACGCAGGACACCTTCCCGTACTTCACCGACTACTGGGGCGACGACGTCGTCACCGACTGGATCGTCGGCGGGTCGGGCGTGCTCAACGGCCTGACCCTTGGCTTCGACGAGGACCTCGGCGCGTGGGACGTGAACGCTGACACGCTGTTCGCGCGCGCGAACTTCGGCGGCCCGACCGGCGGGCTCAACGTCGACTCCAACCCGACGTGGGTGCTGGGCGACGACAGCGAGGTATTCCTCGACTCGGCTCCCGGTTCCATCGGCGTCACCCGGCTCGACGCGTCGGTCCACCGAGCGTCCATCCAGGTCACCCCCAACAACGACCCGAAGCGCTTCGCGCAGGGCGTCGCGGCGGGCTCCAACACCAGCTTCACCCTCGCCAACATCGGGCGCGGCCAGCGCGAGATCGAGATCGTCCTGGGCGTGGCCAAGACGGCCGTCACCACCGCCGAGCGCCAGCGCATCGACGACGGCCCGCCGGCCGAGCGGTACATCGAGCTGCGCTCGACGAGCAAGGTCATCATCACGGGCACCACGCCGTACTCGCAGTCGGTCCGCTGCCCGGTGCGCCTCATCACCGCCACCGACGTGGAGTTCGGCGAGAACAACACCGGCTACGAGTTCACCTACCGCGCCAGATACAACTCGACCTTGGCCTATGCCATCAGGGTGGTCACGGTGACCACCAACAGCACGACCTACTAGACCGCCCATGGCTGACCAGGACGAGGCGCTGTTCCGCGCGAACGCCAACATCCTGCGCCTGCTCGACCGCTTCTCCGCGCGCACGGCCGCCGCCAGTGCGGCGGTCCGCCGCTCGACCGACGAACGCGCCGAAGTGGCCCGCAGGCTCCGCGCCGATGGGCTGACGGTGCGCCAGATCGCGCTCCGCCTCGACCGCACCGAACGCCACGTCTACCGGCTCCTCCACCGCTGACCCCTGCCCTGACATCTGACGATGCGTCATGACGTCGCGGCAGGGGTCAGCTTGTCATGTCGGGGCCGGAATCCGAGCGTAGGAGCACGTTTAGGAGACGCCCCATGCGCTCGTTCGATACCGACAACGTCGAGGTCCGCCTCGGCGCGTGCTACTGCCCCGGAACACCGCACGAAACGGACCTCGTGTACCTCCGCCCGTCGCTGTCGATGGCCGGCGGGATGGCCGCGCTGGCGGCCATCAGCAACGCGGATAGCGACCAGCTCCGCCTCCAGGAGCTGCTGGCCGCGGTGTGGATCCGTCATGCGGTGGTCGGCTGGAACCTCGTCGACGAAGAGGGGTCGCCGTTACCGACCGACCCCGACACGGTCAGTCGGGCTCTCCCCTACGGCAAGGGCGGGCGCCTCGTCGCGGAGCGCGCCGACGACCTGTATTCGGAGGAGATCCTCGCCCCTTTAGTCGAACGACTCAGGAGCACATCGCCCTCTGGGCGGACCAACGGCTCTACCTCCACGCGCCGGGCGTCGACCCGGAAGCGGCCGTCGCCATCGTCGACCGCTACTACGGAGCCGGTGCGTCGGAGCGCGTGACATGGCGACGCTGGCAGGCCTACCGCGTGGTGCTGGCCGAGGAGTTCGTGCTCGGCCCGGAGCGGGCCGCAATCGCCCGCGAGCGGGCCGAGGAAGACGCCAAGTTCCGGCGCTCCAGTGAGGCGCTGCGGCGCGTGAAGTAGGGAGTCCCGATGGCCCTCGCCGAGACCGCATCGCTCATCGTCGACCTCAACCTGCGCGGCAACTTCGGGCGCGGCCTGACCAAGGTGTCGCGCGACCTCAACACGTTCGACTCCCGTCTCGACCGCAGCCAGACGCGGGCATATCGCTTCGGGCAACAGATCGGCACCGGCATCCGGCGCGGCGCAGCGCTGGCTGCCGGTGGTTTGGCGTTTCTGGCGCTCAACGTCTCCAAGGGCCTCGACTCGCTGATCGACCTCGAGCAGCAGGTCGCCCAGACGAACGCGGTGCTCCGCTCGACCAAGGGCATCGCCAACGTCGACGCCGCGGCGGTGGGCAAGCTCGCCGAGAAGTACGAGAGCCTCAACGCGCTCATCGGCGACGAGGTCATTCGCTCGGCCGAGAACCTGCTGCTGACGTTCACCAACGTGCGCAGCCGCGCCTTCCAGCCAGCGCTCACGGCGATCCTCGACATGAACACCGCCCTGGGCCGCGGCGAGGGTGGGTTGCAGCAGTCGGTGATCCAGGTCGGCAAGGCGCTGCAGGACCCGATCCGAGGCATCACCGCCTTGCGCCGGGCGGGCGTCAACTTCACCAAGGCGCAGGAGAAAAAGATCAAGTCCCTCATCAAGGAGGGCAAGGCGTACGAGGCGCAGAAGCTCATCCTCGCCGAGCTCAACCGCGAGTTCGGCGGTTCGTTCGCCAAGCAGGGCGCGACCACGGCGGGGCGCATCGCCAAGTTCCGCGACTCGATCGACGACCTCCAGCGCGCGCTGGCCAAGGCGCTGCTGCCGACCCTGGGCAACGTGGCCGACGCGCTGACCAAGCTGCTGGCCGACCCCAAGGTAATCGCCTCGGTCGAGGCGCTGGGCAAGGACCTCGCGGGGCTGTTCTCGCAGGCTAATCTCGCCAAGGGCGCACGCCTGCTCGGGGACTTCTTCAGCGCGGCCAAGGAAGCCGCTCCCGGCATCATCGCCGGCGCCAAGGTCGCGGGCCAGGTGGTGGCCACGGCGGTCCGCCTGTTCCAGTCGCTGCCACCGGAGATCCAGAAGATCGCCATCGGCGCGCTGGCGGTCAACAAGCTCACCGGCGGCATCGTCACCAACCTCGCCGGCGGATTGATCTCGGCGGTGCTCAAGCAGCTCGTGGCAGGCGTCGTCAACGTGCAGGGCGCCGTGGTCAACGTCGGCGGTGGCATCCCCGGCGGCGGGATACCGGGTGGTAAGCCGGGAGCACCGACTCCCACGACCGGGGCACTGGCGCCTGCCATCGGTGCGGGCGTCGTCATCTCAGAGGCTGACCTGAACCAAGCGCTCGACATCTTCCACCGAAAGCTGTCGGCCAGCGTCAATGGGCCGATCAAGGAACTACAGTCGCGGCTCCACGCGGTCATGCCGCCTAGAGCGAATGAACCGCGCAACCTGCCACCCGGCCATGATCTCAAGCTCACCCAGGATCAACTAGCGGCCATCAAGGAACGGACCGGCCAGACGACTGCGGCGATCACCGCACTCGACCCGAAGTTCTCCCAGATCTACGGGGGCCTCGACCAGCTTGGCCCCGATCTCGACATGGTGTCGGGCACGGTATCGGGTGCCGTGGATCGCGGGGCCATCGCGACGCAAAGTGCCATTCGCACGGCCGAGGACGGCGCGGCCTCGCGCGTGGTCGGCGCGACGCACGGCGCGGCGTCGTCGATCGTGGCGGCCATCTACGCCGCGCGGCCCATCGTCAACGTGACCAGCGTCACCAAGACGACGACCATCACCAACCGCTACGGCCCGCCCAACGGCTCGTACGGCCAGACGTCCGGGCACTGATGGCCTTCCGCGTCTTCTACGAAGCGGGCATCTATTCGACGTCCGAGGAGATCACCGATCGCGTCCAGCTGTACACGCTCGACGTGGCGCAGAACGCCGAGGAAGGCTCGGTCGCGTCGTCGTCGATCCTCGTCGAGGACCCCGACGGCGACTACGACGTCGTCGGCTGGCGGCGCGTGCGCATCTACGAGGGGCTGGCCGCGTCGTCGAACACGCTCATGTACAACGGCTGGGTGGCCGACCGTGAGATCACCCGCGGCACGTCCGCACTGACCGCAGCGGCGCGGTCATGGAACGTAACGATGGTCGACAACAACACGGTCATGGATCTGCGCATCGAGAACGGCACCGACGCCAACCGCCCGGCCGAGACCGACGTGCAGCGCATCCAATGGTTGCTGACCACGACCGAGCTGAACCCCGTCACCGTGTCGGAGTACGTCAACGCGTCGAGTCCCAAACAGATGGACGCGGTCGACTACCGCGGCCAGCGGGTGCGTGACGTCATCGACGACTGCGCGCAGATCTCGGGCAAGAACTACTTCATCTACACCAAGGACGCGACGTCGTTCGGCGGCAGCCTCAGCCTCGGGCTGTGGTACGACTTCGTCGAGTCGACCGCCTACTCCTCACCCCTGCGGCTGACCAACCTGCTGGCCGACGTCGACAGCACGTGGACGTTCGCCATCGCCGAGGACACCAGCCTCACGCGCGACCCGTCTCGTGTCTACTCCGGGGCGTACGTCCGCTACGACGGGGGGACGGTGTACGAGGAGAACATCACCACCGCCAATGTGTTCACCCGCCGCGACGCGGTGTATGACGCGTCGAACGTCAAGTCGTCGACCAAAGCCACCGCGCGGGCGCTGCGCTACCTGACCCAGTCGGCCACCGAGGAGGACCGCATCGAGACGGCGTTCTGGTGCCCGCCCGACAAGGTCAACTTCGTGCGCGAGGGGATGCGCATCCAGTTCCGCGCCACGCACCTGCCGCAGTACGAGTCGTACCAGTGGCTGCGGGTCCTGTCGCGCAAGATCAAGCACGTCGCCGAGACGGACCGCGTCGGCTACCTCGTGAGCCTGACCCTGACGTCGGGCACGCTGCCCGAATCCCCCGCTGGCACGCCGACGACGTTGTTGTCGTTCGCGGGGCATATCGGTTCGGCCGTGTTCCTCGGACTACCGGCCGACCGCGAGGCCGACTACGGCTCCTCGCACGGCCAGACCGCCACGCTCACGGTGGGCAAGCAGTACCGCATCGTGTTCACGTCGACCGACTGCCGCGTCACTGATCCGTCCCGCGAATATGACCAGATCAACGGCTTCAACTGCCGGATCTTCAAACCTACCGCGACCGAGACGCAGATCGTCCAGTCGGAGGGCTACAACTGGACGCCAGACGACGGCACGATGACCGCCTCGTTGCAGTACGCGGGTATCGGTTGGAACGTGCGCTCGCCCATCCGCTCGGGTGGCACCGCACCCAACAACATGTATGGCCCAGGCTCGATCATCACTGGCGAATGGTTGACCTACGATGGCCCTACCACCAGCGTCGACCTCGCCATGCGCGGCATCGCGCTGTCGGGCTTCTACGGGTTTGAGCTCCTCGGCACGGTGGAGCTCCAGGAACGATGAAGATCACGGCGCTTGCCAATACCCGTCCGCTGCTGACGCTGACTGGCGAGGTCGCGGGCTCGTTCGGCGGCGTTGGACCGTCGGGCCAGGTGCCCACGTCGAACGGCTCGAATGTGGTGGCGTGGGGCTCCAACGTCGCCATCATCACGTCCAACTCGTCGAACGCGCTCCTGGGGCCGTTCGTCAACTTCGACTCCGGCGCGGGCATCGCCTTCGGGGCGGCGTCCAACACGCTGACCATCTCCGCCACAGGGACGGGCGGCGGAGGGGGTGGGGGTTCGTCGCACTACTCGCCGTGGGACCTGCCCAACTCGCCCAACGGCTCCGACCGGGAGGGGTCATCGGCGGGTGCATTGACAGGCGCCACCGACCGCGCATCCGTCACGTCGTCGGTGGCCAACGGGCTCATCAGCGTGACCAAGGCAGGAGCCACGGGGGACCGACTGGCGGGCACCGACTGGGCCGAGACGATGAGCGACGGTGACCACTGGACGATCGGCATCCAGGACGGCCTGCTGTACCAGGACTTCCAGGCCGTGGGCATGTACGTGTGCGACTCAACGTTCACCGAGGCGTGGTCGATCGCGCTCGTCCACGACGGGACCGGCGGGGTCTATCCCCAGCTCAAGGACTGGACGAACACCGGCACCGGCGGTGGCGCGGCGACGAACTACCAGAACCCGGGCATCGTCGGTGCGGTGCTCAACGGCGGCATCTTCCTGCGCATCAAGCGCAACAGCTCGACGTCGTTCGACAACTACATCTCGTTCTCGGGCAAGGAGTTCCGCAAGCTGTCGAGCGCGCTCAATCCGGGCTTCACCATCGCCCGCATCGGGATTGCCGCGTACAGCGCGGGCAACACAGTCGACGTGGCCTGCCACGTCCGCTTCCTGCGCAAGAACTGGGACTGGGGCAACTGATCGGCCAACGGGAGAAGCAGGTAGTACGGAAGCCAATACGGCGAAAGCAGCAGTCCCGCCAGGCCAGGGCGGCCCCGCCAGAAGGCGATGGCGGCAAGCACTACTCCCACGGGGATCCAAATGGTGCCGAGGAGTCGCGATGGCCCGATGTTGAAGATGGAGGTCATCTCGTCGGACAGCGACAGCATTCGCGCGAGCCATTCGTCGCCCCAGCCCGAGGCGGCCACCAGCGCGGTGTGAGCAAGGAGGAGGGCCGCGAAAAAGGGACGACTCCACGGCTGTCGCCATAGGAGCCACGCCACCAGAGGCAGGACGATTGGTCGCGGTACGAGCAGGGCCACAACAAACAACCCGACCACGGCCCACCGGCGACCGACCATGGCCCAGGCGGCGAACCATAGGACGAACGTCAGGACGTTGCCGAGCGCAACGTCGAACCAGAACGGCCACAGCGCCAGCGCGACCAACCCGACGCGGCGGTCGGGGAGCGTGGCGATCGCGATCGCGTGGAGCATTCGCCATACGGTCAGCCCAACCCAGGCGATTGGAGCGAAGGCCATCGCGAAGACCGGCGACCACTGGTAGCCGTAGATGTCGGTGCGTCCGTAGAGATCGGTCGTCCAGACACGCCGGCTCGCCTCCACGAGCGTCGTCCAGTCAGCTCCCGTGTCGCCGTTGACGATGCTGCCGATCTGGACACCGACCAATGCGGCATTGACGACGAACAGGGGAACGAGCAGGAGCCACAGTCCCGACCACGCGAGGACCGGATGGCTCAGCGTCCGTTGCATCCACGCGCCCCCGCTAACGTCTACCGGCTAATGGGCCGGATGACGCAGGGTAGTCGACGTCCCGGCGACGGACAATCGTCCAGACCGCACTTATTCATTGGGGGACGCGATGGACGGAGACATGGTCTGCTGGGCCGTTCTCATTCTGGACCCGCGGGTCATTCGGGTCCTGCTCCGCTATCGGGAGGACGTCGCGTCGGCGACGGAGCGCGCCTATCTCGATCTGCTGTCCCTGGGCTGTCATCAACCCGTCGCACTCCTTCGTCGAACCCTGAATCTGCGGCGGCATCCAACAGGGCTTCGACCGCCGCGGCGTCCAAGAGGAAGTCACTGACGGGCCGCTCATAGCGCGCCTTCTCGGGTGGGGCCGCGACGCGGCGTGGGTCGAGGCGCAGCGTGGTCACGAGGATCGGCAGGTGCTCGAGAAGCATCGGTGACTGACCCTTCTCGTAATCGGCTATGGCCTGTCGCGACACACCCAGGTGCGTCCCTAGGTCGCTCTGCGTCAGATCGGCGTCACGGCGAGCGCGCCTGACGAGGTCCCCTACGTTCTCGCGATAGCGCTGAGCGGAGCTACGGAGCGCCTGTCGTGCCACGCCGACAGTGTAGCCAACCCTATCCATCCTGCACCGAGCGCGGTGGTGCACGCGCGCACCGCATAGTAGCCTGTTTGCTCCCGGTGTCAATGGTCGCGACTTGACATAAAGTGTTTCGCACCGTACATTGGCCGGTGATGGACACCTTCATAGCGAAGTCTCGCCAAGAGCAACTGGTCGAAGCTCGGTTCGGCGCCGACATCCGCGTCGTGCTGCGGGACCTCTACGACTCGGGCCTGTCCCAGGCCGCGGTAGCTGATCGCGTCGGCGTCGGCCGTGCGACGGTCGTCGAGTGGATGAAGAAGTACGGCATCCCGACCCGTGACCGACGCGCCGTCAGGGAAGTCGCATGAAGTGCCGACGCTGCGGCGCCGATGCCGTCCGCCTGACCCCCGACCAGCGCTATTGCCCGCAGTGCGTCCGTGACTTGGACGCGCTCCTGACACCCCGTCCCGCGCCCGCGTTCACGCCCGAGTGGCGACGGACTGCCAAGGCCAAGGACCTAACGGGGGCCGCGGCATGACCGCCCTTGCCATTGATCGGTTCCGGCAATCGGGCCTCCCGGCGCACCTCGAGGCCAAGGCTCAGAGGCGCGCGGCGGAGATGTTCCGCGCCGATGGGCCAGTCGAATACGCCTTGCTGTTCGGTTATCTCGAGCAGTCTGTGGCATTGGCGCTCAGGCGCCCACGCTGGCGTAGTCAGGATCAGCTTGCAGTTGACCTGCGCACAGTAGAGATCGCGGCCAAACGATGACTGCGTGGACAGTGGCCAACGTCGCATCGGCGTTCGGGTTGGGCCTGATCGCTATCGCCATCGTGCAAGCCATCCCCCTCGAAACCTGGACCCTCATCCTCGTCTTCGGCGTCGCGCTGTGGCTCGCGCTCGTCGCCACCGGACGGCGGCTGCAATGAAGCAAGCCGTCGCGGAAGTCGCGTTCATCTTCATCGCCACCGTCGCGACGTTCGTTGTGACGGCCGTCGGCGCTGGCGTCTGGCTCGGCCTCGTCTACCAGATTGCGCGCGGTGTTGTGGGCGCCACGCAATGAAGCGCCACTACGACCTGCGCACCGGCCGCGACCGCGCCGTGTGGGACCGCGACAACGCGATCCAGATTCGGCGCCGCCGTCGGGACTGGCTGCCGGTGCTGCGCAAGGCCGTCGTCGGGGCGGCGCTCGGCTGGCTCGTGGTCGTGGCCGCGCTGGTGGGGTACCAGCCGTGAACCACATCGACCTGTCCACCGTGCGCCTGGCGTCCGGCTCGCACTCCGAAGCCGCCGCGAAGAAGGGTGAGGCGTGCCTGCTCGAATGGAGCGCCATCTTCGCCGGGGTGCCCTACTCCGACCATCCCGAGTGCACGAGCCCCGTCCTCGGCGCGTTCGGGCGTGCGCTCAACGACGGCCTCGACGACGAGCGCCGCCAGAAGCTCGTGCCGTTCATCCCGCGCCTGGTCGGCACCGCCGGCGATGCCGAGGCCGACCGGGTCCGCGCCTGGCTGGCGACCGACTGGCTGGTGCGCACGTTCACGCCGACCTGGCTGCGCAAGGCGGGCCTCACCGAGCGAGCCGACGAGCTCGTCGCGCTGCCGGAACTGACCTCGGCGGCGCTCGCCATCGCGGCGATGCCGATCATCGAGCAGACCCGGAAGGATGCGTCCGCCGCCTGGGACGCCGCCAGGGACGCCGCCTGGGACGCCGCCTGGGACGCCGCCAGGGACGCCGCCTGGGACGCCGCCTGGGACGCCGCCAGGGCCGCCGCCAGGGCCGCCGCCTGGGACGCCGCCAGGGACGCCGCCTGGGACGCCGCCGGGGCCGCCGCCAGGGCCGCCGCCTGGGCCGCCGCCTGGGACGCCGCCGGGGCCGCCGCCGGGGCCGCCGCCTGGGACGCCGCCGGGGCCGCCGCGTCGAAGAAGAAGGGCTACAGCGCGCAATACGACGCGGCCTACAGGGCCGCCCGACCGCTGCTCGACGTGGCGCTGCGCGAGACGACCGACGAGCTGCTCGAGTCGGCACTCGCGCTGTTCGGGGAGATGTGCGACGTGCGATCGGCGGTGCCGGCATGACGGCGCGCTACCGGCTCGTCGCTTGCGCCGTCCCCGGTTGTCCACGCAATCACGGCGTGCTTCCAGCCTCTAGTTCAGCGCGTGCATCTGCGGGGGTGGATGACGCGCTGAGCGGGACGCTGGAGACAGCGGCTCTCCCCCTCAATACCCCCCGGCCGGTGCACGGAGCAACGGTCGGGGGGCTTCCGACTCCTAGCGCGGCCGATCGGCATCCCGGTGTCGCTCGTCCGCGCGGGGTGCCGGACAGCGTCCACGCGACGGGCGCCCCTGTGGGTCCTGCAGGGACCTAGCTCGGACCCAGGGCCGGGAGTTGGCGTGACGGCGCTCCCGGCCCCGAGCACCCAGCCGTCACAGGAAGGAGCCGTCACGTGACATTGACTACCGAAGCTCCCGCCGTCGAGCCCGCGGAGCGACTCCCTTGGGAGTACGACCCGGCCGCGCCAACGGTTCACACCAACACGCACATCTTGGTGGGTGCGCCGTCTATCACGTTCGACGGGCGGGTGTATCCGAATATCGACATCCACGACAGCGAGGGGTTCTTCCACGCGTCATTCCGTCTGACGCTCACCGGCAATGCCGAGCAACGCCGGGTCGCGGCCGCTGCACTCCGAGCCACCGCTGATGCCATCGAGACGTGGACCGAAGAGCCGACCGGTGTGTAGCGCCAACGTCCGCAACGAGCCGCCATACGACCCGCCGACGCCGCAGCGCCCGCGCACGTACCTGCTGTCCGGCTCGGTACCCCCGGCTCGCGTTACCGCGAGCATCGCGCTGGCAGTGATCGGCGAGATGCTCTCCGAGGTGGAGACGGCGGACATCGTGACGCCCGCTGGTGATGTCGCGACGGCCACCCTCCATGAGGCACGTCGGCGCATTGCCGAGGCCGAGGCCGAGTACGCGGACGGGACGGTGCGAGGGTGAGCACCCCCACCGCCACCCACGGGGCCATGGGTCTCTCGACGCCTTGGGCCAGGGACGGCATCACGGCCGCCGAGCGCGCCGAGGTCGAGTCCCGCCTGCCGGAGAACGTCGTCCTCGGTGTCAGCGTGACCCCTGACGGGCAGCGCTGGCTGCTGTGGCTGACCCGCGACGGCGAGGTCATCACCGACAAGCTCAAGGTGACGCGCGCGCTGCCGCACCGGACGGTGTATCCGCTGCGGGCGGCCTGCCTGTTCGCGCTGGAGCACTGGGGACTGTGAGCCCGTACGGGCGCAAGCCTCGACTGCGCTGCTGGGCGTGCGGCTGCCGGGCCTATCGCGTCGGGCCGTACCGGGTGTGTCGCAACCTCGACTGCGATCGGCTGGTGGCGGCATGACGACGGACGGCCTCGGTCCCTTGGCCGCCGCGCTCGCGAAGGCGCAGGGCGAGTTCGGCGACGTGAAGCGCGGCAAGAAGGTCAAGGTGCAGCTCAAGTCGGGCGGCTCGTACGAGTTCGCCTACGCACCGCTCGACCAGATCCTCAGCGTCGTCCGCGCACCACTGGCCAAGAACGGCCTTGCGCTCGTCCAGCTGCTCGACTCCGACGCGTTGGTGACGATGCTCATCCACGACTCGGGCGCATCACTGGAGGCTCGCACTCCCGTCCCGTCGTCGAGCGACATCCAAGGCTACGGCTCGGCCATCACCTACCTGCGCCGCTACGCCATTCAGGCGATGCTCGGCATCGCCGCCGAGGACGACGACGACGGCAACCGCGCCGCGGGCAATCAGACTGAACCGGCCGAGACAAAGACCAGCGGTACCGAGACGCTCGAACTGCTCGGCAAGGTGGACGTCCGCGGCAAGGCCGCGCCGGGCGGCTCGGAGCGGTACAAGGGCGACTGGCGCGAGACGCCGGACGGTGCGGCGATCGGCTTCGCGCTGCGGCGCAACGGCGACAAGGACATCCCGCAGGTGCTCGTCATCGGCGACATCGCGGACGCGTTGCGCGTGGCCGAGCCCGAGTTCATGGGCGCCGACGTCCACGTCAAGGGCCGTCTCTACGCCGTCCGGGTGCCGGGCCGCACGACGTACAACCGGCTCGTCGTGGGCGAGGCCGACGGCCACTTCATCGAGACGCCGGACGTCCGTATCCCGGCCTTGCCGGAGGCCGTACCCCTCGCCGAAGGCCAGGAGCCCCTCCCGTTCGACGCGGCCGAATCCGGGCGCTTGGACGCCGAGGAAGCGACGGCCGTATGAGGCGCAGGACGCCGCTCAAGCCATCGCGCGGGAGCGTCTGGCCGGACGAGGTACGCGAGCACGTGCGCGAGCACCAGCGCGGCCGCTGTATCGGCCCGCTGGCGGGCATGCTCGGCCATTGCTCGCCGGGTATCGAGCTCGACCACATCCGCGCGTCCCACGGCGTCGGCATGAAGTCGGAATCCATCGCCTCCAACGCCGCGCAACTGTGCTCGTGGCACCACGACATGAAGACGCGCGAGGGACGCCGCTGGCGGCCGGTGCTCTTGGACGTGAACCGCTGGCTGTCCGGGGACTGCGCGTCGTGCCGAGCCGAGCGCGAGCCTGAGCACACGCACGTCGAGTTCGCGTTCGGCTGTCCCGAGTGCTTCGCCATTCGAGCTCGACTGACGTGAGCAACGATAGGGGGAGGGACGAACGGCCGCGCCTTCGCATGAATGGACAGGCCATGCGCACGCTCCGCTACCTGCGCGACCACCAGGGTGCGTCGTCGCTCGAGATAACCCGCGACCTGTACGTGGTGAACGTGACGGGGAGGATCTCCGACCTTCGCGCTGCCGGATACAAGGTGGAATGCCGCAAGGGGACGGACGGCCGCGACCGCTACTTCGTCGTGGAGCCCAAACCCGTTACGACGGGTGAGCAGACGAGCCTTGCGTTGTGAACGTGGTTTCCACAATGCGCGAACACGTTTCGACCGTCCGTTCTGGAAGGTGCGGGGATAACCCCCTTGCGTCGGACAGAAGGAACCCCGACGCTGAGGGTGTCAAAGCTCCCAGCACCGAGGTTCCAGCATGACTCTATCACCCGCCCGCGTCTGTCTGGCGTGTGAGTCGTTCCCGTGTCGCTGTATCCGCGTCCCGCTGGTGACGACGCACTACCCGCGGTTCGAGCCATGCGCCTGCGGCGGCACGATCCTCGCGCAGAGCGCCGCGTCCGTATTCGCCGCCGTCCAGTCCCACAACGCCTCGACCGGCCACGCCATATGGCGAGCGGCCAGGTGAGGGCGTACCACCGTGTCGACCCGCTCATGGACGAGCGCAAGTCGCACTACACGCCCGCCCAGTTCGGCGCGTTCCTCAAGGTGCAGCTTGTCGCCGGACGGCAGAAGCACCGGGGCCACTTTCGATCCGTGGAGGCTCTGCGCATGACGCTGCCCGCCGGCTACGCGCGCCACGTCGCCTTCCTCGTGGCCGAGGGGGACATAGCTGTCGCCGGTGACGGGACGGCGTACCTGCCCGGCTGGGACGAGTGGCAGGAAGGCGACATGACCGTCCGCGACCGCATGGCCAAGTTGCGTAACAAGCACCGTAACAACGGCGTAACCCGCACCGTAACCGGAGGCGTAACCGGTGCGTAACTCTCCGCTACAACTACGTTGTAGGGCTTTAGCGTTGGCGTTGACTGTTACGACAAAGGCTAAACGACTGGTTGGGGCAACAAGAGGCGCGCGCCTTAGCGGAGTCGTGGAGCCATGAGGACATACAGCCGAGCCGACTGGCTCGCCTCACAGGCTGCCTGGGACGACGGCGACTTTGGCTACCGCTGGCAGGCCATCCGTCGCATCGCCGCCGACCGCGGCTTCATCTACCCGCCGTCCGGGACCATACACGACGACCGGGAGGTGGAATCACCGAGCCAACGCGCCATCGTCTGGCGGGCGCTCGAGGACAACCCCGGCAGGCTCGAGCAGATCGTTCGCCGCTCCCGTTCTTGGCACGACGTCGTGGACGGCATCATCGGGCTCGAGGATCGCTTGCGGCTGGACGCCGACGAGACGCAGCGCGAGGCCGACTGGGAGCGCAAGGACGACGCGACGCCACGCGACGCCGTCATGTCCATCGCCTCGATTCTGCGGCGCATCGGTGACTCGGCATGACCGACTCAGACCGTCCCGTGAGCCCGAGCAAGGAGAATGCCGTGAAGTGGGTGTGTTCGGTATGCGGCTCGACCAACGTCAATCTCCGCTCATTGCAGCAAGCACTCGGAGATCCGAATCATCCGCTGGCGCGGTGCAACGACCACCAGCAAAAGCACGGCCTCTCGCCGCTCTGCACGCCGGACGAGTACCGAGCCAAGCCGCGTAGGCAACCTGACGCCATGCCTGATGACGTGTTCGCGGCGTTGTCCGAGGACGAGCGGGTCGCCCTCCGAAAGCCGATCCGCTTGCTATGACCTCCCAACCACCCTACGCCGACCTCGAGTGCCATGTCCCGGAAGCCTGGGAAGACATGGCGCAGCCGGTTTATCCCGCGCCGCATACGACGGCCGCGACGTTCCGATGGATCCACCGCAGCCTTGTCCGGACGAATGCGACTCTCGACAGGACTATCGCGGTACTCACTCCAAAGCCGTCGCGCTGGCGTCGCAGGCTCGCTCGGTGGCTGGGGAGGGGGAGGCTATGAGGGCGCTGGCTCCCGACTCCCCGCGCCGGTTGGCTGCGGCGCGGTTCGCCGCCGAGCTTAACCGCGTCATGGCGTCCCGGAAGGTGAGCGCCAAGCGGCTGGCCGCGGCGATCGGTTCAGCCACGTCCGCCGTCGCAGTATGGCGTGCCGGCGACAACCTCCCCCGGACGGACACGGCGCAGCGATTGGCTGACGCGCTGGACGCGCCTCGCCTGGTCGAGTTGGCCCGCGCCGGTCGCCAAGGGACGTGCGCCCGCTGCGGTCGGGCGTTCGTCAACGAGGGTGGACAGCCCAAGCGGTTCTGCACCAGCGAATGCCGGGAAGTCGACGAACAGCTACGGGCGAAGGGTCCGGTCGGCTTGCTCTACGCGGCGGTCAAGGCCGAGGTCGATCGGGTCCACGGCACGACGGGCACGGTGTCCCGAAAAGTGCTGGCTGGCGCGCTGTCCGAGTACCGCCGCTCCGAGGCCAAGCGGCAGAGTCGCTCGCGGACGCTGGAGACGCGGCTCGGCGTGCTGCAAGGCTCAATCGACGCCATGTGCGCCGGCTGCGAGCCGTCCGGCGTCTGCCGGGACGCGGTGTGCCCGCTCCGGGCCGTGTCGCCGTTTCCGCTGGCGCTGGCACCGGGGAAGCACGCCGCTGAGGTCCGGCAGCCCGAGGGGGCGTGGGGGCCGAACCACCGTCCGGGCATGCTCGTCGCGATCCGGGCTGCCAATGCCGAGCGGTGGTCGCGTGATGGCGAGCGGGAGCGCCAGGGCGAGGCTACGCGACTCCGGTTCGCCGCACTCAGTGACGACGAGCGGGCCGAGCGAGGACGGCGCATCTCGGCTGGTCGAAGGCGGTCCGCATGAAGCTCCTCATCCTGCTCCTGGTCCTGCTCGTACCGACGGCCCCGCATGTCAGAGTCGCGGCGCCGGTGACACTCGTTCATGTCGCGCCCGCAGACAGGCCAGCCTCACCGGCCGCGGACGGACTCGGGGTGCGTGAGGACGGCGCCGTGGCTCTCGCGTCGGCGCTCCAAGGCTGGGCCACCTGGTTCGACACCAAGGCCGGGATGGCAGCAGCCGGGCCGCTGTTCCGGAGCGGGGACTGGCGCGGCCGCGTCGTGACGGTGTGCGCCGGTAGCCGTTGCCTGGTGACGGCGCTGACGGATGTCTGTGCGTGCGGCTCGCGCCACGGCAAGCCGACGCTGCTGGACCTGGCCAAGAGCGACTTCGCGCGGCTCGCCCCGCCGTCACAGGGCGTTGTCTGGGTGACCGTGGGCCGCGCTGAACTCCCGCCAACCGACACATTGGAGACGCCATGACGGACGAGAGGGAACGACCCATGGAAGCGACAGTGCTGGCCCACGTCCAGACCGAGCGAGCGTTGCAGCGCGAGCGATGGTCGCATGACGCCGAACACTCCGATGACGAATGGAACGACCTCATCCGGTCGCGGCTCGAGATGCCGGGTGCGTCCCGCTACGTGCGGCTTATCCAGACCGCCGCCCTTGCCGTGGCCGCTGCCGAGCAGGAGTCACCGACATGACTTTCGACGGCCAGAGATTGCCCAATGTGGCGGGCAGCGAATGTCCGAACTGCCGTCACTTTCACCAACGGGGTGCTGTCTGTGACGCTCGATACGCGACTGATAACGGAACGCCGTGGCGGCCTTGCCCGTGTATTGAGCGCAGGAGAATGCCGCGAGCGACACCACCCGGACCGCCCGATGCGCCCCATCGTGAGTACCCGGAGCCAATGGCATGACGGACGAGAGGGAACGACTACGCGAGGCGCTGGTGACCGTGCCACGAGAGTTGATCGAGCCATTCGTCTTCTGTGATGCGACCGACAAGCGCGAACCGTGCAATCTGCCGACTTGCCGGAACTGCACATTGCGCGCCGCCCTCGCCCATGACCGGCCCGGGTCTGTGGAGTCCATCGAGCCGGGGAACTGGCTCCGCTTCGGCCCGCTCACGACCGAGGAGACAGAGGCCGTCGTGGCGCGGCTGGACAGCGACTACGGGCTCGCTGACATGGCGGGCCGATACGCTCAGGCGTGGCTCGACGTCGCCCGGCTCCTGTCCACGCTGGCGTACAACATCGGCAGGGCCGCCCTCTCCGGCTCTAGCGACCCGGAGGCTGGGGGGCTGCCGACTAGTGTCGATCCAGTGGTTGGCCTCAAGTGTCCGATGTGCGGCGGCGTTGGTCGCATCTTCGACGTGACGGCGGCCATCGAGGACGCTCAGCGCGCTGGTGAGATACGACTCGTGGAACCCGCCGCACGCACCGAAGCCAAGCCAGAGACACCGGCATGAGCGAGCCGCGCACCGAGGCCGGACGACGCCTTATCGAAGGCATCGTGCTCGACGGCGGCCAACTGTTCGGTGGTACTCACGAGTCGATTACCGCCGCCATCCTCGCCATCGAAGCCGAGGCCTCCTCCTCTGATGAGCTACGAGCGGCGCTGGACGACCACTGGCCCGAAATCCATAGCTGGATCGACGACTCGACGTGGCTAGCTTGTTCGTGTGGTTGGGACTCCTCAGAGCCCAAGGCGGTCGATTGGGTGACACATCTCCGCGCCGCCCTCCACGCCTCCCGGCTCGACGCTGACAAGGAGGGGGAGAGATGAGCGGCCGTGACCTGACAACTGAGGAGTTGGTGCGGGAGCTGTCGCGCCGCGGGGCGATGCCGCGTTGTCGCTGTGGCAAGTGGCAGACATACATCGGTGTCTGGGATCGTCGCGGCAATACTCTTCGCTGTCACGGGTGCCTGCGGGCGATCGACGAATGTCGCTGCTGATGCGGTCCGAGTACCTGCGCTTCGTGCAGGCCCCCACCGAGCCGCGCCGGAAGACGCAAGTGTGGATGGTTCTGTCGGCGCGGACGAACGATCCGCTGGGACTGATCCTGTGGCGTGGCGCTTGGCGTCAGTACGTCTTTGAGCCTGAGCCGATGAGCGTCTGGAGCACCGGCTGCCTAGCCGACGTGCGGACGTTCATTGAGTCGCTGATGGCCGCAAGGCGGAGTCGTCAGGAAGCAGTGCCGGTCTCGGTGAGCGGCGTATGACGGAGCCGCTCGTGCTGACCGTCGCCGAAGTCGCGCGGCTGCTCCAGGTGAGCAAATGGACCGTCGCCTCGATGACGCGCGACGGCCGGCTGCCCAAGGTGCCGGGTCTGCGGCGCATCCGGATCCCGCGTGCCGCCGTGCTCACGCTCATGGAGGGTGTGTACGACAATGGCGACGGTGAATCCGACGGGTCGACATCGGCGCAAGCGAAGGCACCACGGCGAAGGAACCGTCATCAAGCGGAACGACCACTGGCGTCGGCTGCCGTGGGTGGCGGTGGTGCCCTACACCGACGCATCGGGCCGACGCCGGGAGATGTGGTTGTGCGCCGCGTCACGCGAGGAAGCGGACCGGCTCCGGCGTGACAAGCTGGCCGAGCAGGACACCGTGCCGACCGAGCACACCGTGGGCTCGTACGTTTCGGACTGGCTGATGACGACCGACCTCGGCCCGTGGACGCATGATCGCTATCGCCACCACATCGAGCAGCGCATCTTGCCGACGCTCGGCTCCGTGCCCCTTGCCGACCTCACCCCACCGATGGTGCGCTCCGCGATGACCCGCTGGTCGGGTGCCGCCGCGACGCGGATGGGCGCGTTCGTTGTGCTCCGGGCGGCGATGCGCCAGGCGGTGACGGACCGGATGCTGGCCCACGACCCGACGGCCAACATCAAGGCCCCCCGACCCAAGCCCACGACGCCCGACGTGCTCGACGTCGCGGACGCGCGCCGGCTCATGGACACCGTCAAGGGCGAGCGATTCGCACCGATCCTAGTCGTGTCGCTGGGCCTCGGATTACGTCGGGGGGAGGCACTCGGCCTGCGGACGCCGGACATCGACTTCGATGCCGGGACGATGACCATCCGCCATTCGCTCCGGCGCGTGCCGGTGTCCGCTCGCGGTGAGGATGACGAGTGGTGGCGGCTGGTGGCGCCGAAGCGCGACTCGGGCCGTACGTTGCCCCTCCCGGCGTTCGTGGTCACAGCGCTGCGGGAGCGCATTGACGAGCGCGACGCCGAGAAGAAAGCCGCGAAGGTATGGGCGCCCAATGACCTCGTGTTCAGCGACAAGCACGGCGACCCGGTGTCGTTCACGTCGCTGGATACGTGGTTTCACTGTGCGTTGAAACGTGCGAAGCTGCCGCGCATTCGCTGGCACGAGCTCCGTCACTCAGCGGCGACGATCCTCTTGGCCGAGGGCGTTCCTGAGAGAATCGTTCAGGACATCCTCGGTCACGCTAGTGGCGAGATGACAAAGCGTTACATGAAGGCACTGCCAAGGATGACGCGCGACGCGGCTAGTCGAATGGATCGCGTAATGGGTAATCGCTAGATGCCGCCGCGTCCTGTTGCGCCCATCGTCCTCACCTGCGATAGATGTGGCCGCACCTTCGAGCGCGTTCATTCGGTGCACGCAGCGAACCTGCGGATGGGTCGTCTGAGGTCGTATTGCTCGCGTGCCTGTTCGGACCTAGTCCAGAAGAACTTCCCAAAACGGCTGGTTGCGGAGACGTTCTGGGCGAGGGTGGATTGCACTGGGGATTGTTGGCCCTGGTTGGGTGCGCGCGATCCGGACGGATACGGGAACCTTCGAGCCGGAAACGTGAACTATCGCGCGCATCGGGCAGCTTATGAGCTGACGGCGGGTCCGATCCCGAGCGGCATGGAAATCATGCACGCCTGCGACAACCCACCATGCTGCAACCCGAGGCACCTATCGCCTGGGAGTCATCAGCAGAACATGGCGCACCAGTGGTCCAAGCGGAAGGTGCTGCCCCGGATGGGGCGCAGCGCGGCCGATCGGATGCAGGGAGCGGTCGGATGATGGATCGACCGCTGTTCGACCGAATGTGGCAGGAGGCCGTGCGTGTCATCGGGCGCGAACCGGGGCGCCCCTTCGGGCTAGCCGATAGCCGTGGATTTGAGTGGCACGTCTCGGCGGACGTATTCCGTCGGCTGGCTGCCCACAAGGCATCCGCGCATCCGGTCATGTTCGGGATCCCCATCCAGCTCGACGATGAGCTCGCACCCGACACGGCTCGCCTTCTTCGACCAGGCATGCCGCGTCTACTACCGAATCACAAGAGGAAGCAAACCCCAGGCATAGCGAAGGGGCGGCCTATCCGCTTCGAGGAGATGGCCGCCCCATTCATTTTACCAATGGGCCTCGACACGGTCCCCGGAGGGCTTTCCATCCTACCCGGGAAGGGTTCGGATCCCCTTGAGGTCCACTAGTTCGTACGATTCTACAGGCTCGATTCCCGGGCAGCAATGCCCC